AGTCACCTTGGCCTTGTCGTGGATGACGCGCATCTCGTCATAGCCTCGGGCAACGAACTTGCCTCCGACCTCCAGCAGCCCGTCATAGTTGCTGAACCAGTTGCGCGCCTTGTAGTAGCCACGCACGGGGTCGGGGTCGTTGACAAACTTCTGCACGACGGGGGACCTGAACGCAAATCCTTTGGCCGCCTCCTGAATGTCAAAATAGCCACTCATGTCGCCCATCTTGGCGGCACGGCCCAGACGATTGATTAGGATTTGCCCGGCTGTCGCCTCCTTGTCCGAGTGCATCGGCTTGAAGATGCGTTTCACGTCACGGGTAAGGGCGCCTTCTCCCGCCGTCTCCGCCGCCTTGGTCGTGCCTTGGAACGAGCCGTTCACGAAGGGCGGAGTGTACCACATGGTGTCCCGGCAAAGCCATGCCGCGGCATAGATGGACGTGTATTCCATCGACCACTTCGCCTCCTGGGCAAACGACTCAAGCCCGACTGTGAAACGGGCCAGACTCTCAGGCGTGACCTTGGCCGCGAACACGGCTTACTGATCCTCGTGGACCACCAGCAAGGTCACCCACGCCGACCCGGGCTTGTAGGTCTGCCCGGTCACCCGCAGGTTCTTGCCCCCGGCCACAATCTTCTTCCCAAGGCCAAGGGATGCCACCACGGCCCCGCCGCTGATGATGGCCCCAGATGCCCCATTAGACCCGTCTGGCAGGCTCCAGGAGGCGTCGGAAGCGGGCAGGCGGACGGTGTGCTGGGTCTGGGTCACAAAGCCGCCGGCCTCGAACGCCTGCGTGACCTGCGGATCGGACAGCAGGCACTTGAAGGTAAGGGCCCCGGAGTTGGCAGACCCGGCCACGCCGAAGTCGTCAATCATCTCCTTGGCATCATCCAGCAGCTCGGACCCGTAGAGGCTCATCTACCCTTGGGCGGTATGGCAAAAAAAGAGGCCCCCAAGCGGGGGCCCCGTTCTTGCGCTCAGGCCGCTATTAGGCGGTCTTGAGACGGACCAGCGAGCCGGCGCGGCCCACGGCGGCTCCGAAGAGCATGGTCGCCGTGATATTGTACAGACCGCTCTGCTCCTGGCCCATGATGACCTGGACGGACAGACCCGTGTCGGGGTCGGTCGCGGAGGCGACTTCCCAGCCGGGGATTTCCGTCAGAGGGAGGGCCGAGGCGACCGCGATGGCGTCGGCGCCGCAGGAGAAGCCAGCGAGGTTCTCGCTGTTGTCCGGGAGGCCCGCGAACTGGTAGACGTTCGCACCGGCGAGCTGGCCGATGTTGCCCGACTGGATGACGTTCGCACCGAAGCCGTTGGCTCCGACGATCGAGGCGTCACCGCGCAGGTCGGCGATGTAGGTGCTGTTCAGCACGAGGGCGCGGGGCTGAGCGGCTCCGGCGTCGTCGAGGGTCTTCTGGCTGGCGACCGCTTCGGCGTAGCTCAGGGACGCGCCGGTGACGGTGTTGGCCGAGTAGTTCGCGTTCGTGATGAGCGCGGCGACTTCGTCGAGGCACTTCTCGGAGAGCGCGTTGGCGGCGGTCACGGCGAAGTTCTGGAAGAAGCTCATGCCGTACTCGCGGATGTTCAGGGGGGTGACGCGGGTCGAGACCTTGAAGTGCTTGAGGGTCACGTCAGCCTTGGTGACGGTGGCGTCATCCTGGGTGAGATAGCCGGAGGCACCGAACTCGGTGGCCGTGGAGGTTCCGATCAGGGGAACCTGGATGGTCTTGCCCTGGCCCGCGATGGACGAGGAGAAGACGGAGGAGAAGCCCGCGAGAACCGGGAGCTTGTACTTGATGGAGCCGATGACGCTGTCGGCGAGGACAGCGGGCGCGGCCTGGATGGAGTTAGCCATAGTGAGTTATTAGGTTAGGGAGAGATTAGGAGACGCGCATGGCGGCCATGATGGCGGCCTTGTTCGCGTTGAAGAAAGCGGTGCGGGCTTCGCCGGAGAGCGCGGCGTACTTCTCGAGAACGCTGCGGCTGTCAGCCACGGCTTCCACGCCGTCGGCGGGGGAGACTTCCACGGGGGCGACGCCCACGCTGGCGGCGATCTTCGCGGCCTCGGCGGAGGCGGACACCTTCGCGGCGTCCATCTCGGCGACCTTGGCGGAGAGTTCCGCGACGATCTTGTCGGCGGCTTCCACGGCGCTGGTCAGTTCGGCGATGCGGCCATCCTTGGCGGCGGCCTCGACCTTGAGGGCTTCGAGTTCAGCGGCGGCGCCGACCGTCAGCTTCTCGACGGTGGCACGCAGGTCGTCGCGCTCGGCGACAACGGACGCGGCTTCGGCTTCAATCTTGGCAAGCTGCTCTTCGAGGGTCATCTTATTCTTTGCGACATTGGCAAGTGCGGCCTCTTCGTCCAGGCGCGCGGTCGTCCGCTCCGCCCACTCAGCCGCCCGCATTATGTCCCCAGAAGTCGGGCCACCCCAGAGAGCCCACGCCACGGCGCCGGCCCCAGGGAAGTCGTCGTTCCCTGGCTTGTTCTTGGGGGCGTCCATGTCCGCCCGATGCCGGCGGAACCAAGGCCCCATGCGCCGCACCTTGTCCTCGGAGATGCTGCCCTCGACCATGTCACGGGCCTCGCGGATCGTGCGGTCGACGATGCCGTCACCAGACTTGCCCTCGGCGTGCCACTCCAGCCCGCGCTTGGCGGCGGCTGAAACGTAGTCGGGGACGGGGACAGTCTGGGGCATCAGAACTTGGCCAGGGCCTCGCGGAAGGAATCGGCCAGACCCGTGACCATGCCGCGGGCGGCGGCCTGCCGGCCGGAGAAGACCTGCCCCTCCATGTCCTCGTCCTTGACGCGGGAACGGACCGAACGAACGGCGTTGCGGAAGTCCGCGTGAATCTCGTCCACGCCTTCCTGGAGGTTCTGCACCTGCTCTTCGGAAAGGGACGTGCCCTCAAGTCCGGCGGCCTTAAACTTGCCGGCCTTGATGACCTTCATGTCCACGCCCGCCTGCTTGTAGGCTTCAGAGAAGTCAGGCACCACGAGGTACACCCCGACGCTGCCGACCGTCGAGGACGGGGAGGCGATGACGTGGTCGGCCTGCGAGCCGAGCCAGTAAGCCGCGGACGCCATCTCGGTGTCCGTGAAGGCCATCGTCGGGACGCTGATTCCGCGGATCTTCTTCGCCAGCTCCTCGACCCCCGTGACCGTCCCGCCAGGGGAGGACACATGGAAGGCTATGCGGTTCACGTTCGGGTCTTCCTCGAAGACGTCGATGGCGTCGGCGATGTCGTCCACGTCCACCGCGCCGACCATCTTCTCAAGGGGTGAAAGACCCTTGCCGATGACGCCGCTGATGGGGATGACGCCGACCCCGTCCATGACGTAGGCTTCAGGGCGGGCCCCGAGCAGCTTGGAGATCATGTCCGAGAAGCCGAACTTCTCAGCCACGGCGGCGAAGTCCTGCGCCTTGGCAGGGTCGATGAGAAGGGACTCGCGGCCCTTGAGGCCGTTATTCAGGAAGCGCATGATTATGGCTTAGGTTCAGGGGGAGGAGGAAGGTCGAGGTTGTCGGCGACATCCTCTGGGACTTGAGTGTTGGACTGGCCTTGCTGGAGCCAGTTGAAGCCGGGCTTGTAGAGCATCCAGACGGGGATGCCTGCGGCCTTCGCCGTCTCGATGATGTAGTTCATGTCATCGGCCCGCTTCTTCATTTCAGTCCTGAAGTCGAGGCCGCGCTGGGCGTAGAGTTCAGACATGGACAGAAGACCCATCTCGACATCGTTACGGTCGTTTGCGGCGTCGCGGCCGGCGTCCACCGTGACGCTCTTCGGCGTCGTCCAGGACGTGAGGTTCCACTTCGGGTCGTCGGGCAGTTCGCCCCGGGCTATGGCGTCGCCCAGCAAATAGCCCCAAGTGGGAACGCAGAAGGAGTCGATGAGGACCGTCTGGTACTTGCCGAAGACGCGGGCCGCCTTCGCCGTGATCAGCCGGACCGACGCCCCGCCGATCTTGCTCGGGTCGTTCACGAACTCGTAAGGCAGGACGCCCATCGAGACGTCCTTCTCCAGCGCCGCAAGGAAGCCGGTGAACGTCGGGTTCGGGCGGTTGGAGTTGAATGACTGGAAGTCCTCCCCGGGCTCGAGCGCGATCAGCTTGCCGCCCATCTGCGAGGACAGGTTGTCAAAGGTGCTGTTGGTGCTGGCGCCCAGCTCAAAGGCCATGTCACCGTCCACCGTGCCGCCCGCCTTCTTGATGACGCGGGTCACGTCAGAGTTGTCCTTCACCGCCATCTTCTCAAGGGCGAGTATTTCCATCTCGTCCTGGATGGAGTTGATGCTGTGCTGGAGCATCGGCACGCCGCGGGCGCCGCTGGCGTACTCGTGGTCCACGACGTGCATCATGGCGTTCGCAAGGATCTGGCGGCTGGAGCCGTCTGACCTGATGACGTTGTAGTAGCGCAGCTCGCCGAACGGACCGAAGCCTACGCCGTCCCATTGGCCGGAAGGCACGTCGGCATTGGGGTCGTCGGCCACGCGGTGCGCTTCGATAAGCTGCACCCTGGGCTGGCCGCTGGCGTTCCGCACCTTGGCCGCGAAGGCGTCACCGTCCCGCACCATCGCCCGCAGGAGCACCGCCTGACATTGATAGAATGAAAAGCGGTTGGTGACGTCCAGGCGCTTCGTCTTCTCGTGGAAGTACTCCTCGTAGCGCTTCGCCTTCTCCGGGTCCTCGGCGTGAGACTGCGGACGGATGCCGTCCGGGCCCACGCTGTAAAGCACCATGTCCCCGACGATCTGACGGAACAGGCCTGAGTTCCTCTCCGCCCAGCGGCACTTCTTCACCATCGCCAGACGGTCGTAAGGCTTAAGGTCGCGGCGTAGGTCCTGCGGGCCAGCCCCGAAGATGATGCGGCGCTGATGCGTGGCGCCGACGCTCTGCCAGTCGCCATAGCCGGCCTTGGGCTTGGGCAGCGTGCCGTTGCCCGCCTCCTTCTTCTTGCGTGAGGTCGTCTTGCGTCGGGGGGCCATAAATCAGTCCTGACGGTTCTGCCAGGAGTTCGTGATGACCGTCCGGCGCTGGCCGTAGGTCGCAGGGTCAAGGCGGCTCAGGGCGAACATCGCCTCCGACAGCATCTCCTTGGGCGGCATCGCGAACTGCTTGGACGCCGACGACCCGCTGTCAGAGTAAGACATCAGCGTCTTCCCCTCCGTGATCATGGCCACCGCCTTGGCCTTGATGTCCAGAAGTTCGCACTCAGTCAGACCGATGAAGATGCCCGAAGCCATTTAACTTGGGACAAATGGCAAGGAGTGACGGCCCCCGGTTCCATGCCCGTATTTTTCCAACAACGACGCCACGGGAGCCGTCACGGGGTAGACTCTGGGGCCGTATCGCCAGAAGTCAAATCCCCAGCCGCCGACGCCTCCTTGCCCACGATGCCCCAGCGCACCGCCGCCAGCAGGGCCAGCAGTTCGCAGTCGTGGGCGTGGTTGTCCTTCTTCCCCTGGGGCAAAAGCCATTGGGGCTTGCCCGTCCGCCTGTCCTTCACCCGCACCTCAGCGTTCATCTGCTCGACGTACTCCGGCGACGCGTCCCGAGCGTACGTGAACACCCGCCGCGTCCGCAGGCCGTGAAGCAA